AAGATACTTGTAAATTACTACATATAACAGAAGAAGAATTTAATTCTATCCTAGAACCATCTAAAAGAGAACATAGCCATCATAAATACAATTACCAGATTTCAGAGATCAAACCTTTAATAGCCAAAGATATTTCAGATAATTACAACCGTTTAAGATCCAAATTTATAGGTAATACAACCAACTTGCAGTTAAGTCAGACAGATGAAGATATATTTCATAATACCTTGCTAAAGGTAATATCAGATGGAATAGAAGATAATGTAGTTAAGCAGATAGAATACCGTCTTAAAATGGTACGGTATCAATTACAGATGGATAATAAACAACTAAAAGGAATACAAACAAATGCCTTATCTAAAGAAGCCAGAGAGAATAAAGCAGACCTCTATTAAGCGTGAAGAACGTAATGAAGTATATACTTCTACCAGATGGAGAAAATTAAGGCTTTCATATTTACAACAGCATCCGTTATGTGAGCTATGTCTAAAAGAAGATAAAGTAGTTCCTAGTGTAGATGTACATCATATTACTAGTTTTATGTCTACTACTGACCATCTAAAGAGAATATACCTAGCATATAACCCAGATAATCTAATGTCATTATGTAAGGAATGCCATCAAAAGGTACATAATAGTAAAGCCTGCCAGAATTAACTAGCAGGCTTTTTCTACATCTAAACTCCTAAAATGTAGAGGTGTTGAATTAAACTGTTAAAACAGTGGAGTTTAAAATATTCCCTATATCCTTTAGTGCAAACTGTAGTGTAGCCAATTCTTCACTAGTGAACTTAGCTGGCTTATTATGAATAGTATTGCCGTTAATACGTTGTGATAGCCAACTTTGTGATTTATTGAAATACTTTTTTGCTATATAAGACAAAGATACCATCTTAGATATTTCTGATAATTGTACCTTTAAAGTTAATTCTTTTATATCTTTACCTAATTCATCCATCCCTTTATTCCAAAAGTCTGTTATAATCTTTTTATCATCAACAGAAGTAAATTGTTCTTTCAGGATAGATAATATTTCTTCAAACCTTTCTCTTTCTTTGGGATCATCTGTTCCCATTAAAGGCTTCAATTCTGCCAAATATTCATTTAATGTTTTCATATCTATATTATTTTTAAGTTCCCCAATTAAGGGGAACTCTGTTAGTTTTTGATTTTCTTTTTTAATTTGTTTATATCATCTAAGTAAAGATCTATTCTTTTTTCTTTTTCTTCTTCGCTTAGATCAATAAAAGCACCAAGTCTTACAAAGTCAGCTAGTTGTTTCTCTTTTCTAGCAATCTCTTCTTTTAATTCCTTTTCTTCTTCTGTCATTGTTTTAACTGTTTTAATTCAACACTACAAAGATAGATAATGATTTCATTATCCACAAATATTTCTCCAATTATTTTCAAAATATTTTATTCTTTACCCAAGTAAGAGAATGATGCCGATTTAATTTGCGCTGTTATTCTAATGTGCTTTCAAAACTAGACCATTTAAAGAAGAAGATGCCGATTTAATTCGATTATTTTTATAGAATTATCTTATTCCAGCCGATTTAATTTGGAGTGATAAAATCATTCTTCTTTTAGATGGTTTGACCTTAAAAATACACCTCAAATCGAGCCTTAGATATAAAATATAAACATCAGATATACATATAGTTACATATTTAGATTCTTTGAAATTTACTTGACAGTCACGAAAAAAAGCAGTATCTTTGTGTATATTAAATAAGTCCAAGAAGTATTGTCATAACTTCTACTAGAAATACACTTTAAGCCATAAAAGTACGTTTGTGTGAGTGAATTTGATAAGAATAAGACCAGATGTGAATCTGGTTTTATTTTATTTCGATTGGAATTTTTTTTTCAGATTCAGTATATAAGACTATGCCTTCAAAATTTTATTCCAATGCACTAATAATATTCCAGATGCTTATAAACACTAGATTTTACCCACTTAGATAGATGGAACTTTTTTTTACGTCAAAATCAATACATAAAATGAAGAATCAAGCAAATACACTAAAAATTAATTCTACAGATGGATATTTACATTTAGAAGATCTTCCACATAATTGTATATTCAATAAAGTTATTACTGGTTGTGGTGGTACTACTATTGCCATTACTAACAGTGAAAACTATGTTATAGCAGTACCTACTAAAGAATTAATAGTAAATAAGATTGGTAAGGCAGAAGCAGGTGAATCAGATAATAAGAACTTGTTCGGCTTATTTGGTAGCTTTGACAATACTTTGAAAAGTAAGCTAAAGAAGTATTTAAAGAAAGATGGAGTTAAGAAGATCATTTGTACTTATGATAAACTGGCTAAATTGGCTGAATATCTGAATCCTGCTGATTTTAGGTTACTGGTGGATGAATATCATTGTTTGTTGAAAGCATATAGTTATAGAGATACTGCAATAGATGGAGTATTAGACAGCTTCAAACAGTATAAATCATTCTGTTTTATGTCTGCAACACCCATACAGGCTGAATTTAGTCCTTCCTGTTTAAATGGTGTGCCTGTTATTGTTGCAGATTGGAGTTATACAGATACATTAATTGTATCATTAGAAAAAACCAATCATCCATATCAAAAGGCTTCAAATTATATCAAGGCTTATAAGAGAGACGGATATATAGAGATAAACGGTAAAAAGAGCTATGAAGCATTTTTCTTTATTAACTCAGTAACAGATATAAAGGCTATTTTAGATCATTGTGATTTAACAAATAATGAAGTAAGAATTATATGTGCTGATACCGAATCAAACAGAAGTAAATTAGAAGGTTTTGAAATAAGTAACAGTATCAGTGATAATAAGATGTTCACATTCATTACTTGCAAAGGTTTTGAAGGTGTGGATTACTTTAGTGATACTGCAATGTCATTTGTAGTTAGTTCTACTTCCAATCCACATACTTTAGCTGCTATAGATACTGATATTCCACAGATAGCAGGCAGGATCAGAACAAAAACAAATCCTTTTAGAAACTTAATTGTACATATATTCAATACTCAACTGGATACTCTTAGTTTAAGTTACGAAGAAATGAAAGAGAGGACAGAAAAAGAATTGGAAGCAGCTAAAGAAACAGCAAATATGTTCAATACTGCACCAGATATAGTAAAGGATCATTTAAGAGATAAATTAAAAGACAAAGTAAATGATATGTATATTTCATACGATAAGAAAAATGATGCTTATAAGGTGAATGATATTCTTCCCAAACTGGAGTTATATAACTACCAAGTAAATAAAGTGATATATTCCAGCGGGTTACAAATAGCAAAAGGATATGATTCTAATGGGATATTACATACTTCTGTTAATTGGGAATTGGTAGATAATGAAATAATAAGAAAGAAAGGTATGAAACTTACATTTGAGGAAGCATATAAAGAGTACAGCCAATTAAAAGAGAGTTTAGTTGTTTCACCTAAAATAGAAGAATTAGAGAAACAGTTTCCTTTATTGATACCAGCATATCATAAGTTAGGGGATGAGGCTGTAAAACGCCTGAAATATGTGCAGAAGGCAATTAAAAATGAATTGCTGGTTGCTAATGACTATAAGAGTTTAGATAATAAGATATTCAAGATAATCAAAGAAGATATTCATATTGGCGAATTTATTCCTGCAAAGAAGGCAAAGGAATTGCTTAAAAAGACTTATGAATTAGTTGGAAAGAAAGAAACGGCTAAAGCTACGGATTTGGATAAATGGTTTGAAATTGATGCAGCCAGTAAGAGGATAGACGGTAAAAAAGTTGCTGGATATATAATTGTAAGAAGTAAAATCATATTTAAGTAATTATTATTCTCTTTTACTTGTTTCAGACCAAAGAATATTTACAAAAATGAAGCATAGCAACAAATATCAAGATTTCTGATAATTTGTTTTTATGGCTGCCAACAACTTAGTATCTTTGTACTATAGAAAATTGAGATACAGCATATTAATTAGATTCACCAAAACTAAACTTAAAACTTCAATTATATGGAATCAATAACCTTATCAATCAAAACACTACAGCAAATCCTAAATTATTTGGCTACACAGCCTTACAATGAAGTTGTAAACCTGATTAATACAATTCAGGTAGATATTCAAAATCAACCATCTAAAGAAGAAACAGAGAATAAGCCAGAATAATTTGGCAGTTCTCTTTTAGATGGTATAGCACTAGATACGCATAGTTAAATAGATATAATATATTACTGACCAAATAAATGTATGATATGGCAAATAATGAGTTTCAACGTCACGAGATAATTGGAAGGCATTGATTTGAGAGCTTTGTAAATCAATTAAAAATAAAAAGTATTTGACAACCTACAGCTAATACCTATGACTTTGTGGATGGTTATCTTACACAGGGAAATAAAAAGGCTGTAATAGAGATTAAAACAAGAAATCCTAATTATGTTAAGTATTCCAGTCACTGAATGGAACTTGATAAATTTATGAATTTAACTAAAACCAAGATAGATAGTAATTGTAATAGTGGTTGATACGTGAATTTTTTTGGTGAAGATATTATGTATATCTATGACCTGAAAAATATTAATACAAATAATTGCCCTTTGATAAGGAAATGAGTACCTAAAGCTACAGCAGATCCCAGTAAGGGCTATGAATGAAAACAATTTCTAGATATTCCAACTAAGTACGCAATCAGATTTGAGAGAGTGAATAATAAATGAACAAGACTAAACTAAGTAAATATGAAGAACTTAATTGTCCTCATTACAATAATGGTAGCCGTATTAACTGGCTGCGAAGTAGATAATTCTGTAGATGGTAGAATCAAAAGTGCATTAATTGAATATTACGAACCTGATAGAATCCCTGTTCTTCCTACAGTTGGTGAATTAGATGTAGTTCACGAAAATTATGAATATCAATCACATAAGATATTAAAAAAAGCTCACTATGGCGAAGATGTTACAGAATATATCATAGAACATAAGTATAAAGTGGATATAGAAGGAAACAATACTACTCACACAGTAAACAAAACTGATACTATTAAAGTTACGCTATATAACCATATTTACTACTCCAAAGTAAATGATGGTAAAGTATGGAAGTATTAAAAAAGAAGCCTAGCAGTTGATTCTGTTAGGCTTTTTTTGTATGTTTGCAATATAATCTAAAATCAAATAGTTATGGAAGATATAGTTTTTAGTAGTATTGCTACAGTTTTTCAGCTTGGTTCTAGTGAAAAACATTGCATTGATATTTCAGTAAAGGTATTAGATAATAGATATTTTTATGTGGTAAAAGCCATTGATAGAAAGGATATTTGGGAGAAAATTATTATTGTAAAAAATCCTAGATTTGATAAAGATCGTTTTGGGTCTAATCCACTTTCTCGTGAAAGTTATACGCATTGTTTCCAGACAAAACAAGCTATGTATTATTTGAATTTGGATTTGTAATATTATTAAATAAATTGCTTCAGTGGAGGATGTAAATTAAACTGTGTCAGCAAAGAATAAAATATTAACTTTGCTCACACAGTTTTTTTATTTCCTCTCTTTACTTAACCTTAACTTTATAAGATTGATTGTCTAATACTACAATATAAATACCTGAACTTAATGGAATTTCTGTTCTATTGTCAGATATAGATATTGTTCTTAATAGTTGACCTGTTATTGCATAGATAGATATTTTTTTACTTATTCCTGTATTATTTTCTAGAATTAAATAGCCATTATTAGAATATACTTTATAGTTTGTTGGTCTTATTTCTTCATTAGAAGTTGGTTCTAAATAAGTATAAGTATATTCTCTTATGTTATCTAAATAACGTTGATCATCATTGCTCCAGTGATAAAACGCATCTGTTATAAGATCTCCTTTTTCGTTAAAAGAACATTCTGTAATACTATAATTGTTCCCATTGGAAAAAGAATATAAAATATATCCATCATTTGTATATTCATAGTTCCCTTCTTTTCTATATTTCTTGTTTTTCTCATTGTAATGTCCAAATTCGATAACTTTCCCTTCAGAATCTAACAAATTAACCCAACAGAATTCTTTTTTTATCCATTTTTTACTATTGACATCATAATTATATGTATAACTTACAGTTTTATTATCTAAATATTTTATTACTTCTTTATCATCAGGAAGATATTTATCAAATATTTGGCTATATATATAAGATATTATACTTGTGGAATTGTCATTATATTCATATATGGAATACCACTTATTTTTTTTATCATTACTTTCACTATCTATTCTTTTTATTTTCCCATCATCTGTATAAGTATATGTGTCATTCCAGTTATAAAAAGGATTACTGTAAGAAGCCATTGTTTTATTTATGTTATACCTTATATATTGTTTTCCTTCAGGCTGTCTTATTGTTAAATTCAAACTATCTTCACTATAATCATAATATTTATCCCACTCGCGTATTATTTCAAAATAATTGTGCATTTTACAATGGACTTTACTTGCTTTAGGGTATTTATAATCAAAAGGTTGTCCACCTTCTGGTATAGGATAACGTAATACATCTTCTTGTGCAAATAAAGATGTAGAGAAACAAACTAAGCAAACAAATAGAAAGTAAAATGATTTCATAAAAACTAAATTATACCCATCTGTTCCCTGGATAGATTAATAAAATAAAGAAGCGTGGGAACTATTGAATATTACTATTGTGAGGCTCTGGACTGCCCTATACTGGTAATAAACAATAGCCCACGCCATACGGTTATATAAACTACACTAGGTAGATATATAGCACAGCGTGAGCGATTACTGTCTATTATCCCAGTATATAGAATTGTCCAGATTCCACAATAGGATAATATTTCAAACGCTCTTAATTAACTATGTCCCTTCTAAGAGGTTCAACTCCTTGAACTTTAGAAGTTGGTGCAAAGATAGGTAAAGTTTACAAGACAAAAAAGTCCTGCCAGTTTATTATGCCAACAGGACTTTCTTTATTAATAGTATCTTCTGTTTTCCTCAATATCTAGATAATTTACAAAATCTATAATACTGTATTCCTTAACTTCTCCAGTGAGATCACCTAAGTAAATGGAACCATCTGAATTAATGGTTGCCTTCTCTTTTAAATGGTTGATATATCCTTTATTTGTTTGAATATCAAAGTAAATATCAGAACTAGGATAAAAGATTGTGTAGTATTTGCTATTAGATTTTGAAGAATAACCCAGATAAATAGTTTGTCCAGTAGAAAAAGTAACAATAATAATAGATGTTTTACCTTCTCCAAAAATCATTATCTTATCTATTGCCTTATGTACCAGATCATACTTTTCTGTTTCATCTGTAATACTTTCCACTAAAGCAGATTCTTTACTGGCTCTGTTGATATTCTTTATTCTGGATTCATTAGAGTGTATTAGTTTTTCCAGTCTTTCCTTTTCTTTCTGGTATTTGCTGGCTTCTTTATTGATCTCTTCTACTTCTTTCATCTTATTAGCATAAAGATCTGGCATATTAGGAAACTGGATTTTTATTTCAATGGCTGCATCTACTATTATGTTTGCTCTAGCAGTAAGTTCAGACTGTTTACCATCTAAAAGAAGAATCTGCCGTTTATATGATTCAATTTCTGCCTGTAATGGTTCTATCTGTTCCTGTGCTTTCCCTGCTGCCAGTTCCTTATAGAAAAATGTTTTTACTACATTCCAAACAATAGAATCCAGCTTATTGGAAATACATTTGGCTGTACAATGTACATTTTTGTTACTTGCCTTCTTGTACTTATTAACGCAGAGATATTGGTTTGTTCCAAAATTATATACATACTTTACATCACAGTGGGGACAGTGGATCAGTCCTCTAAGTAATGGATTATACTTAGTTCCAAAACTGTTACTTCTTTTTGTCCGTTCTGCTAGTTTTTGTAGTGAGAGTTCAAATTGTTCTTTTTCAATAATAGCAGGTGTAGAAATAGTAACCACTTCCATAGGTTTACAATAAGTACTACCTGCTTTCTTTTCTTTTTTAAGAGTATAATTTGCTTCACCTTTATACACTGGATTCGTAAGCATATTGCAAACTGTTCCTGCTGTCCAATTCTCCTTTTTGCCTTTAGTTGGTATTTTCTCTGCATTCAGAAGAATAGCAATTCTTTCTGTTGAATATCCATCTATAGACAATTGAAAGATCCTTTTAACAACTTGTGCCTGTTTTTCATTGATGGATAACATTTTAGTCTCTTTACTGTAATCATATCCATAGGGAGCATAATATGTATAACTTTTACCTTCTCTTAAAATCTTATTTCTTTTACTGGATATAGTTCTTTCTTTGAGTGTTGCTGCTTCTTGTTCTGCAATAATGGAAGCAAAGCCTATCAACATTTTAGTTGAAGCATTAACAGAACCATCATCATTTAAGGTAGAAAAGCCATCTTTCTTTGCATATATACAGATTCCTTTATCAGTAAATTCCTGTACCTGCTGTTGTAAATAAATTGCCCTTCTACTTATACGTGATATTTCCCAGACCAGAATAATATCAATATCCTGCTTCGTTAGCTTTCTTAGTTTTTCAAACTCTGGTCTATTATTATTGAATCCTGATTCTTTTTCTTCAAATACATAGACTACTTCTATACCGTTTCTTTTGGCATAGTCTTTCAGTTCATTCGTTTGTTTACTATAATCTTGTTGTTCTGTAGATACTCTACTATAAATTGCACCTTTCATAACTTTGTCATTTTTCTTTGAGGCAAAGATAATTATACTAGATATATCTGCAAATATTTTATCTACTACCAATAGACGATATGTGGTACTACGTATCGTCTATTGGTAGTACTACATATGAATAATATGAAGTATGTCTTGAATTAGTTTACTATGACTTTTGAGATAGTTTACGGTATGTTACGGATCAGTTGCTCCATGAGAACAGGCGATAGTGTCGGGGCTTTTTATGTATTTCCGTACATTTCAGGAAAGACTGAACCAACTTCAGATATTATCCGTACCTTTGTCACGTTAAATATTATTCGTATGAAAACAAAGAAAAAAGATTCATTTATGGATTACATCAAAGCGAACCGAAAAGGAAGTAGGGAAGCAGAGATTGAGAATCACGGTCATCCGGTCAGTTTCAACCGGGTACATGTATCGAAAAAGGTTTATAACCGTAAAAGAGATAAGGCAGATGCCCGGAGGCATCTGCCTTATTTGTACATTGTCGTTTGCGACAATTAGTGCTGGTGGTTGTGTACCGGATATTTTTCCTTAAACCACTCAACCAATTTTCCGTCTTTGAAACTTAACAGGTAATACCCTTCCGTATTTTCAGTCATGGAAGCCGTCTTGTAGCTGATGGTTTCGATCGAACCTTCGGAGGTCATGCGGGCACCTGCCGATTCGAAATCTTTTCCCAATATGGAGATCACTTTCTTTTTGGTCATGCCTAATTCGATGTCTTTCATCTTACTATCCATTTGATAGGGTTGCATGAGCGTTCCGCAACTTGTCAGCAGGAATGTGGCCAGTAGTACATACAGCCATTTCATCTTTTTCATATATCCTTGTTTTTGTAGTTAGTAAACACAATGACAAAAGTAGTGATATTCATTGAAGAAAGGAGTGTTTTTACTTCAATATCTTTAGAAAATGAAAGATGAAACCAATCAAGGGGTGGGCAAGTCATATACATATATGGCATCTTCAGTGTCTCCGTCTACGGCATATAGTTTCTTTTCTTTTTCGGATATCGCCCCAATAGATGATGGATGGATCCTTCCAAAGGAATGTAAATAAATGCAGACTGCCAAATAAAAAAAGAGGAAAACCTTTCGATTTTCCTCTTCTTGAGAGCGGAAGACGGGGCTCAAACCCGCGACCCTCAGCTTGGAAGGCTAATGCTCTATCAACTGAGCTACTTCCGCAATTAATTTGTGGGCAGTGATGGATTCGAACCACCGAAGGCGAAAGCCAGCTGAGTTACAGTCAGCCCCATTTGGCCACTCTGGTAACTGCCCCCGTTATTTTCAATTGCAGTGCAAAGGTACGATTATTTTTGAAACCTGCAAGCGTTTAGGCAGAAAAATTTACCATTTTAAGAGCGGTTACTGCCGCTTCATCTCCTTTGTTTCCGTACTTGCCACCTGCACGGTCTTCGGACTGTTGCATAGTGTCTGTCGTTAACAAGCCGAAAATGAACGGAATATCGTACATAAGATTTAATTCTGTAATGCCCTGCGTAACGCCTGAACAGACATAATCGAAATGAGGAGTATCGCCTCTTACGACGCAGCCCAAAACGATAACGGCATCCACTTCTTTTGTTTCAGCCATTTTTTTTGCGCCAAAAGTCAGTTCGAAACTGCCTGGTACTCGTTTTACAAATATGTTTTCGGCTTTGACGCCATGTTTTTCCAATGTGTTGCAGGCGCCTTCCAATAGCTTTTCGGTGATGTGCTTGTTCCATTCCGCTACGACGATTCCGACAGTCACTTCCGATCCGTCAGGAACACTGTTAAAGTCGTACTCCGATAAATTCTGATAAGCTGTTGCCATATTTTTTGTTCTTAAAAGAAGAGGATGCCTTGTTTGACGAGACATCCTCTTATATGATTATAATAATGTGTATACGTTATTTGTTCAATGCCGAAGCACGGGTGATATATTTGTCGATATCGGAAGCTTCCATTGAATTGAAGTATTTTTCCTTAATCGTCGTGTATGCCTTAACAGCATCACCATATTGTTTCAGGCTTTCATAAGCGATACCGGCTTTCTTCAGGTAAGTCGGGCTGATCACTTCGTTGCTTGCCTGCTTGGCTGCTTTTTCGAAATAGCTGATACCTTCTTTTACGTTGCCCATATTTACATAGCAGTCACCGATCAGGCCCGTGATAGCCGGCGAGATCATGTCGTCGCTGCCGCTGAAAGATTTCAGCAGATCCAATGCTTTTTCATTGTCGCCCATCTTGAAATAGCAGATACCGGCATAAGCCTTTGCCAAGTTACCGGCCGATGTGCTTCCGTATTGGTCGATGATAGCTTCGAATCCTTCATAATCCGCACCGTTTCCGTTCAGTGCCAGGTTGAAAGAGTCTTTTGCAAAATATTGTTCGCCTTTGAACATAGCTGCTGCGGCTTTTTTCTCCTGCGGAATCAAATATCCGTGCTTGATACCCAAAACAGCTCCAACAACGAGAGCGAGTGCTATAATACCATAAATGATTTTCTTTGAATTGTTTTCAATGAACTGCTCCGATCTCGAAACAATTTCTTCGACCTCTAACTCTTTGTTGGTGTCTTTTTCCTTAGTAGCCATAATGTTTTATAGTTGTTATTATTTTATCACTGTTTTATGCCTGTGGCA